CCATTGAGGTCCTGTATTTAGGTGTTCCATTAAACCTCCATAGGAAATGTTATTACTCTTACCACACAGCTGGGGTAGAACTTACTCGTACCATCGTACCGTCCAGAGTACGGATCACCAAGATGCACTATTTTGCTAGACCCGTTTAAATCATCAAGCTTAATAAATACTTCCGCCCTGTCCTGCAAAGTTGTAAACATCTCGTTGTTAACAACATCCTTAAACAGTTTCTCAGTGATCATCATATCTGCGGATCTCAACTCCTTACCACCACATAGCTCAGGATTGTCTTTCACTTCAACTCCTCTGACCAAGGGGAGCATGTAGTCATTATCTTTAGGTTTGTTTGCATTGAAACCCCCAACAATTTTATCACTTTGTTGGTCATCCATCACTTGGCAGATCAGGCTTGCCCTGTTGATATAGTAGTCACCAATTGAAAATGTAGAGTATGGTCTAGATACCCCCAATTTCCAAGTAAACCCTCTAAAAACCACTGGTCCACTCTCTGGATATTTCATGTTACCTCCTATTTATAGTGCGCCATGAAAAGCTTCATGTGGTTTTTCTCTTCTTTTGATAATTCTTTCAACCTACTAGCTGTATCCAACATCATCCGATATCTCAGGCATACTTTGGCTATAGTAAGCAACTCCTCCTTATTCATCCACTGTGATTTTGAACAACAGGAGATGTCTCCAAGAACAGGCTCATAGGTGTATTCTGGTGGACCTTCTATGGTGAAACCTACAGTGATCCCTGTCATTTGGTCCTTTAGGTTGTAATGGGTTGTTGGTCTGTTTCCCCAACGAGAAGTCCGAAAAGTTAGATCGAACCTTGACTTATTCATCCCATTAATAGCCTTCAGGATTTCAGCTGTAAAGTTAGAAACTGCATTGCTAATCATAGACTTATCCTTATTTCCAATCATACTGGTTGTTGATTGATTCACGCTCAGCTGCCGCCGTCGATTCCCAACCTGCATCGCTGACACGCTGATCTAGGTGTTCAACATATTTACGCAAGTTAAGAAGTTCGCTCGCCATACTCCGGTGCTCGTATGCAAACTTAGATCCATTTGGTGACTGGGTGATATCAAACAGACGTTTCTCAGATAAACCCTCCATATCTTTAGTCATAATCCCTCCTAGTTATATACAGACGCCATTTTTGCTCTGTTCTTTGCTTTAGCCTCTCTTAGTCGGTAATCCGCCAAAGAGTCATCACGTTTCTTCTTGGTTTGGTGGTAACGAAGTAAAGCTTTAGCCACTTTAACCCGTTCCTTGTCAGTAGTCCAGCTAAATTCTTCTGGGACTGAAATATCAAAGATCTCTTCTGGCCCAGAGCTCGCGGTGAAGGCGATTTGAACAACAACATCTTTTTCCTTATCAATCATAGCCATATCGTACCGCACCAGCCTCCAGTCAACATCTGGGCTGATTTCACAATCCAGATCGAAACGTTCACTAATCGCACCAGCATGGGATGCACAGTTGACTGCATGTAAGAACCCAGAGATAGGCGATTTTTCTGTACTTTTAGTTTTCAAAGTGATCATCTCCCCATAAGATTGAGAATGCCCCGCCGTTATAGCTTATTACATCATAACCTAGAGATATCAGCCCGTCAATTGTTCTCTGAGAGATGGTCTGACCGTGCAGGGCGATCCCTCCCTGTCGGGCTTTATGTTCTATAGCCCGCATCAGTTCTGAAGGTCCTTGACCACAACGAGCCATATCTGAAATATCTTTAGCTTCCTTACGTGTCAGGATCATAATACCTCCTTACAATACCATTCCCAGCACTTAACTGCTTGTTCTTTGGTATCTTTCAGATAAGGTGCGTAGTTCTCTGTCTCGTCAATGAAAGTATAGAATACCTTTCCAGTCGGCATGTGGACGATAGTAACGATACTGACATAGCCCTTGCCTATGCTTACAGCCTCAGTTCCTCGGGAATAGAATTCCCCAGTCTGAAAGCGATTCCACAAATCGAACATGCACGTCGGCATTTTAAATTCAGTTTCTTTGGTCATTGTCATCCTACCTTATTGTTTATCTTCGATAATAAAATCTGGGGCAACCATCATCGGGACATCACCAGATTCCGGTTTGTGTTTGATAACCGTGGAGCCACTATTCCAAATCTCATATTCGATGGCCCGTTGACTTGTGTACCCAACAACCTCATGTGACATAACATCCAGCAGCATCTTATACGCTTCTAGCTGATATTCCTCGTTGAGTGATATACCTTCTGTGATGCAATCACACTCAAGTCGGCTGATCCGCTTGCTTAATGATTCTCTTGTTACCTTAGCCATTGTTCAACTCCTCTTTAACGGCCTTCCAGCCTTTATCTGTTAAGGCCACATAGTACCACTTACCTTTCTCACGGTCAACAGGGTTTTTGGCTGATATATAATCAACATACCCGTCCCGTATTAGCACTGGCAGACTTGGACAGTTAACGTCACGATAAGCATATCTCCCCTCTACTCGCCGCTCCATCCCACGTTTACCGTCATGGCTCGCTATGAACTTGTCTGTACGCAGACGCAGTAGTGTGTATGTTTGGGCCTGTGTTAACTTAGCACTCTTCATATTTAAACTCCAAAGTTCTGTACTTCTCATCAGCAAATGTTATACCTATACGTATACCCTCCAGCAGGTTGTACAGCGAGGTATGGTGTTTCCTAGTAACTGGGACCTCTTTCAGGTCAGCAACCGTCAGAAGCCGCTCTCTACCGTCTACCACAAAGTAAATATTGTATTTTTTACTCATCAGTACCTCATCCAAGTTTGGTAATCAGCTTCAGTGTAATGTTCACTGCGTGACTCGCGTTCTTGACGTTTACGGAGAGCTTTTTGCTCTGGGCTATTCCACAGTGCGAGTTTACCGTCAGGATCTGTGTCCTCGATAAGGTGTTTGTGCTCTGAACATGCGAAGTGTTTGTTGTGGTCTGTCGCCTTGTATCGGGCCTTCCAGATGCACTTAACCTTCTTCTTACCTTCCGCTGAACAAAATCGACAGTACGTATTTATTCGGCACTTTGCCAGCTTACGATTAGTCTCACTCATAGGGTAACTCCATAAATTTCAGCAACTTTCTTCCTACCCATAATCTCAGACATCTTGGCAGCGGCGAGCTTACTTTTGACATTTCTTTGGTAGATCTTATTCTTCTGGTTGGCAATCTCTATGCACAGGGCTGTTATTTCATAGCAATTCATCCATTCTACTCCGCGCCCTGCTTCAAAGTACCCTTCCTGAGGATAGATCGATACTTTTCCTTTAGAACCAAACCCGCAATCACAGCTCGACGTCCTCCGTGAGAATTCAAATCTAAAACCAGATTTCTTGTCTGTTACTCTGACAACTTCCTCGTAATCTCCCTCCTTGCTTATAGTTTGGATGATGAATCTTTCCTCAAATTCTTCACGTATCAGCCTTATGAGCGTCTTTACTGGTTCCCCTGTGTTTCTCTCCCTGCGGGCGATTGTTGCTACTTTATCGGCATTGCGGTACTTAGAATCAATAATACCCCAAGCCTTTGAGTCCCTGATTGACCGCCCAGTGTACTTGTTTATACTCATAACTTCCTCCATTCGTTTGTGTTTGTAGACTATAGCAAAAAGAAAAGGGAGCCGCAAGGGCTCCCTTTAAAATTTATCACCTACAGTTCTTCACCGTCGATCTTAACCTTGATATCGCTGCGCTTAGCCCCCATATTTTTCCACATGGAATACTGCTCAGTCTTGACCACATACAGGAATTCACCGTTGAACTTATCACCGTGGGCAGCTTGGTGTTCACTGATCGTGGCTGTCTTATTCTGGATCGTTATGTAATCTTCTCCATAAAAATCAAGTGTTACTTTCATAATACATCTCCTCTTCCTCATCCCATGTACCATCCCGCTGGGCCTCAAACTTATTAACCCAGCGCTGGTATGTTAATGGATAAATCATACGCATAAGCTGTATAGCTCTCTCTGGTATGTCAACAGCACAGAAGGCTTTCATCTCGTCAGAGTATAGGAGTTCTGAAACGCACCCCTCAACCTCTATTACTGTACCTACCCCACCAGAGGTGGATGGTGTAAATATATACCCTCCCGAGTTCCACAGCATCATTTTTGCACCTTTATGACTGAACTTAGTCTTTGACTGGTCTGTAGACATTTAGACACTCGAAAACGATATCTGTGTATGTTTCCTCAAATTTCTCTCTGAATACATCACAGTCACGTGCATTAAGTAGACCATACTGGAGTGCCCGTTGGAACTCTTTCAGAATGGCGTTTGCCTTGTCTGTGTTGATGGCTATGCTCAGAACAAACTGCTCTGAGTCATTTGACATCATCATAAACTCCAAGCGGTTAGGCTTTTTATCTGTACGACAATCGGTGATCGTCAGCACATCAAATAATGTCAGGTCAGCAACCTTGATTGTGGTCGGCCCGTTGTATGGTTCCACCCTTACACCTGCCAACGTCATGATCACATTCTTTCTTAAATCAAGTCCTTCCGGTTTATCATTAGTCATTATAGCGCCTCAATAATTGAGTATACTTGTACACGGAACTCAGCATCCATCTCTAGGAGGATGTTGGCGTTGTCAATGTCATCCTGTGCGCTCAGATTCTGTGGGAATGGGCGCGGGCAATAACGATGGATCTTGATGTAGTTCAAAATATCTTTTTCGCTGGTGCAGAACTCATCACAAACAGATACCGTAATGTACCCAGTACCTGATAGGGGTGTACCGCTTGGTGCGGGAATACCTTTACTGATACGTTTGTAGAACTGCACGATATCGTAGGGCTTATACCCGTAGTAAACCCCCATAACAACCCACAGCATAGTTTTCTCATGCAGGTCTTCTCGGCCTTTTACACCTGAGATCAGTGGTCCGTAGTTTAAATTACTCATTGTCATATTCTCCTAGGTAAATTACCTTTTCTGGTTGTGTTAGTATGTGAAGAAACTCATAATCTTTTTGAACAGCATAGACAAGGTATCCTTCCGCCTTCAGCTTGTCAAGCAACTTAAGGTATTTCGCTGATAAAACATCAAGACCCTCAACAACAATCCAAGCTGCAGGCGGCATTTTCATAGTTTTAATAGACCCTCGCAGTAGCGATCAACCACCGACGTCTTTACTTCACCAAGATCTTCCCATGAAATGCTGACAAGCACTCTCCATCCTCTGAGCTCTTTCACTTTACCGTGAACCAGAGCCACAGTTCCTGATCCAAATGGGGTTATTACTGAATCTCCCACATTCAACAATTTACCCATGAAATCAACAGGTAATGGTTTGATCATTTCTTTCCTCCACGCATCATTGTATTAGCAAACAGCTCAATAACTGGTAAGCTTGTTGTTGACAGAATCATCTTAAGGTTCTCGTAAGAAGTTATAACCCCGCAAGGCTTGCCGATCTTGTGGTTTCGGCCCCGCTCCGAGATAAAGAACAGACCTTTGCCGCTTTTAACAGTGTGCAACTCGTATCCGGCGGCAGAAAGGCGTTCAATAATACGGATTCTGTTTGATTTCAGCCAACTGCCCGCTTCGATAATTTTCTTTGTTGTATAAAGAGCCCAGAAGATTGCAGCAGCTGTACTTAAAGGCGCAAGTGCGATAAAAATCATCTCTAAAGTAGTCATGGTATCCTCTTTTATTTGTTGTTTACGTACATATCGTATGCCGCCTTGAAGCCGTAAAAACGGGCTTGCATCTGGGCGCTTAGGTACTTGCCGTCATTACCCTTTTCAGGTAGTGGAGCTTTACCGTTATTGGTGATGTAGGACTCAAACCCTGCAACAACTTCACTATACCCTTCTTGATTCTTCATTGCAACTCCTTTGTGAATTTATGTTTGCATGTACGGCATTTCATCTTGAGTGTTGGTGTGGACCAGTCATACAGCTGAACCTGATCTGACCCACATTTTACGCAAGGAGTTACCTGCTTAGCTGAGGCTTCTCGGCGCAAAGTCATCTCCTTGGCCCTTTCCCACAGAACAGCGAATTTATCCTCTGGGATCCCATTTACCTCATCAAAGCCAATAAACTTAATCATTATCTTTTCCTACGTAAAGAGAGAAGTGCCACAACTCACTGGAATTGATGATCCGTTTATCTGAGTCATCGACAGCGATGATAAAAGCCTTGTATTGCCCATCCAACTCATTAAAGACTTCAGACACCCGCCATTCAGAAGACAGCGGGGCCCAAGGCAATCCAGTACGGATGGCGCACAGATCTGACCCTTCAACTAGGTCATCAAACCAGTAATCAATTGTGTAACCTGAACTATCTATAAACATACTACCTCCAATAAGGTTTTAAACTTGTGTGAAACGAGATATTTATAGGGATTGTACCCGCCTTGAAGAACAAGTCAAGCATTTTAATCGCCCCGTGACCGTTTAATGACTTCTTCACACCGCCGTTGGGCCAACACTCCAGACGGTATGGGATGTAAAAGCGATAATCCGGCATACTCTCTGCACAAGCGTAGAGCTCTTTTATGTTATCTATGATCTGTTCATCGCTTACGCTCAGATACCCTTCCTTCTCGTAGACGATGCCTGTACTCTTCTCTTTGAATCCAGCTTTTAGATTCTTTGTTACTAGGGCGTAGGAGCTCCCCTGAAGCCCTCTACCGTTGAAACGGACAGCACCGAATGACATTGCATCTCTGGCAGCTCCAGCCCCGTGACGGCCTTGTGGGTTAGATCCAAATACAAAGATCTCTTTGCCATTAAGACGACGTATTTTGTCCCCCGACCAGAATGCTCTCTTCATGTTGTTTAAGCTCCTCCTCAATCCCCGCCAGATAATTTAAGGCTCACACCGTTCCACTCAAGTAGAGAAATAGTCATGGCAACACCTCCGATTTTCTATCCCAAATTTCTTTGACAAGTTCACGTACCTCTTCGATACTGAACACTTGCTTGACAGTATGCCATTGCATGTATGAGCTGTCAAGTGTCTCCCCGTACTCTTGCACATTAAACACCCTTAAGTGGTCATGCTGCAATACCCGAACTCGGTCTTCTTCATAGATTATGAACATATTTACCCTCCAGTGGGTACTTGTACCCTGCGTTATGAATGATATCCCATATGAATGCGTTATCTACAACCGCATCAAGTGTTGCACTCTCTTCTAACTGTTTTTCAAGACACTTCCAAGAGGCTACATATAATGAATTCCCGTGTGGCTTATCTTTCCTATAAATACCAAGTTCTCTTGACCCCTTTTTACTCCCCAATCCTTGTACATTCACAATAGCCGTACTTCTTTCACTGGTCATGCATTCAATCGACATGTTTACATTCGCAGCGCCATTGAGGCAATAGTCGTAGACCTCGGAGATAAAACTCTCCACTAGCGCCCTATTGTATCCTATATTCTTTATTATATTTGTTGTTTCAGATATTAGTGCCATCTTAGAGGGAAGAAGGGTTACATCCTTCATCCATTTGGATCCAACCCTGAAACGGAAGTAGCTGCCAGTGTACTCCATAAAGTCATCATTGAAACCGTTAGCATGGTTGTAAGCTTTACTCATCAAACCACCACCAATATGACTCCCTGCCTCCATCCCTCTATGGATATCTTCCAGTGTTTGAATAATAGACGGTTCAACCATCCGGATAATCTTGAACTCTTTCTCTGTGAATCGGGCATCCTCCCAGTTACCGCTCCCGCTACGTCCTGTCACACTATGGATCTTCTCCCCTGTGACGATAACCCTACCTGCAAGATACTCATCGTAAGTCATTCTGCCCCCATTTTAGGTTCATCTCTTTGTTAATCTTCTCTTTGAATTCAGCAACCATTTTCCTGCGGGCCCTTTTCTCTTCATTCTTTAGAGCTTTTATCTTCTGGAGTCTCTGATGTTCTTTATGGTTATCAAACAGTGTCTCAGTTATTTCCTTCATCGCCAGAAGGAACAACTTGATAGCCGCTATATGCTCATCACCGTACAACAACTGCATCATCTTACATTCAGCATCTGTTGGTCGGCGGATATCAGCAAAGCAATCACTGATGTCAACACGGTCTGGCTCGTACAGCTTAGATCTGTAGTCAACAATAACCATTTGGAACGTCTTGTCCTCTCGGAACCGCCAGATGTAAGACTTACTTGGCATATTGGCCCAGATAACCCACTGTTTCCGTGACGGGTCATACCTGAAGCTAACTTTTGGCTGGGCATGGTCCCTTAGGACATCAATCCTACCGGATTTGTATTTCTCTGTCCCAGACCACTCCATAACAACCCATGAAGCGGGTATGTGGGTAGATACAGTATGCTTACGCTGATTCTTCCCATCATATGGAAGGTCTGATGTCACAGTCTTCTTAAAGTGCTGAAATGCCGAAGACAGCATTATAGACCCTCTGAAGCAATGTGTCAGGAGGATGTAGTTAGCACGTTGACAACTCGTCTTTGTTTCCATTAAAGCTCCTGTAAGCCTCTGTAAGGCATTTTTACTACCTACTGGTACGGTTGGATACCTGAACCTATTTAAACTAAACCACGGGCCGTACAGAGGCCTTCCTGTGGACTAACAGCTCTGTATTAGTGAGCGATCCACATTTCCATTCTCATCCACGGCTCCGTTGTAGATATCGTTGAACTTCTCAAACGACTCCCACAAGGCATCAAGGTGAGATAACTCCACAGGATTTACCATAGCATACAAATTATACTCTTTTTCTGTCACGGAGCAAGGATTATTGAAATCTTCATCACTTGTCTCCGCAACAAGGATGATCCCAGTATCCTCATACCACGCACAGTACACCTCTCTGTCACTAATGAACAACCTGAAAAGGACATCCCCAGAGTAAGTCACCTCCACATTCAAGGAGTCCATCAAGGCATTTGGTCTGGTTATTTCCAACTCATACTTTGTATCCGTACCTGTATCAGAAAGGCCAAAGTAGATTAAACCAGCACCGAAGTTTTCCGAGGTATCTCTGACTCCAGCCTTTTCAAAGTCTTTGGTAAATGCGGCATACCAGTTATTACTCATTATCCCAGAAGGTGTCATGCATGAAAGTTTTTCTTTATTCATTGGAACTCCGCCTTATACAAAGATTCCTTCAAAAAAGCCACCCCGTCAGACACGTTCTGGTTCAATATCGACTTGGTGATCGCCTTAGCCAGAGACTTCCTGTATACCTCCATGAACCATTCAAAGTGGTTTAAGAAATCAGGCATGAGCATAGTGATCAGCTTAAGCTCTCTGGCGGAGATGGTAGAAGACAGTTCATCTACCAGCAAACCCTCTGTTGATATCTCAGCTTCGTTACTAATGGCATTAGAATCCATAATTGCCCAGTAGTTTGTCTTATCTTGCGACACTCCCGTCATTCGTGACAAGCTCTTAGATTTGGTATCGTTATAGTCCTTTCTTATTGTTAGGAAAGACACACCACTAGAAACCTCTAACCTTGTTCCTATAAGGGATATCACGCCTGTGTCGTAATCACTACTGCCCTTCTTATCATACCCTACCTCTCCTGCCCCGCTTCGGTATATACCAGAGAGTGTCTTCGGTGAGGGGATTATCACTCCACCGTCATTTCGGCTGTGGATTTCTGTCTCTGGTAGCCAACGCTTCATAAGTTTCACATACCTTTGTAGATTATCATCTCGCAGGTTGATCTCTAGGTATTCTTCTGGATCGATCATTTATTTTCTCCAAACAAAAAGGCCGAACCCCAAAGAGGTCCGGCCTTAAAATGGCGGTCTTTGAGTCATAGGAAGTCGTGTATCATTAAGAACACTGTCACTATGACATAAATTGAACCGCAAATCAAACTAATTTGTGTTTTAGGATCCCTTAAAACTTTCCTTGTTCGTGACAAAAGACTTCTCTGCTTCCGGTACTCAACACTCAAGGTCTGTATAAGGTGGAGCATCCGTCTGACATCGCGCCGATCACCGATCTCAAAATTCTCTATAGCGAATGGTCGAAGTGGAGAATGTGGCTTTATGGTATAGGTCCTAACATCACGACCTGTCCTTAGGTTGTGAGTAACCGTCATGGCCTTATCCTCAAGGTGGAACATAATATCCTCATGGCTGTCCCTGATAGAGAAGGATCGTATGTCTTTTCCCTTTCTATCCTCTCTAACCATCCGGATGCTCCCAGACTTAGTATTTATTAATGCTCCCCGCAACAGGGCCGAAAAGTTCTGGTCCACCATCGGCAGATTTCGAACATAAGAGTAAAACATATTTATTCTCCTTCTGCGTCTGGTGCCATTTTATCACAAAGGTGTTTGATGGAACAGCTGTACCTTCAGGTATCCCGTAGTATGTCTGTACAACAAGAAGAAAACGTAAAATAACCAGCGGATCAGCCAAGCCCACTGTTTGTTGTACTCTGGCACTACTTTGTGACGATTTGTGATTAAATGCGATTAATTAAGATTAAATACCTTAATAACAAAATGCACAATTTTTAAGGCGGCTTATACCACTTTATTTGAATTTCTATTCAGATCCCAATACACATACCAAACAAAAGGTAAAAACAAGAACCACCATACCCCCATGACCCAACACTTGTCCTCCCAAGCAGTCTTTGATGTGACTCCGAAGTGATCCCTGAGTCTTTTATCTCCGACTGTCATAGAAAAGAACCAAAGCGAGATCACAACATACACCAACAAGCATAAAACAGCAAACGATGCCATCAGATCTCCTTCCAGCATGACTCTTGCACCTCCATCAAGATATCTGCTGCGAGGTTTAAGTCTGTTGTTTCTGGAAGAGTTGACTCCTTGTATAGCTTCCCTAAGATCAGGTCGCTCTTCTCTTCTGCCCACTCCAACATCTGCTGTAATGTCCAAGATCCGGCTCGGATAGCTTTCAACTCATCAGCATCATGGCGGCGAACAATAACAGTACCCTCTGTCAAGATCTCCTCAGCCATACGTAGAAGCCTTACGATATGCATACCATGTTTTGTGTCATATCCAAATTGCTCTTCCAGAGAATGACGTACAGGGTTACGGTTCTTCTTCCACTCCCAGTAATTAGTCCAATCCTTCTTGGCCTTCTCATGCTCAACTGGGTCATAGCTCACGATCATTATCGGTGTCATTGATTTCTCGGAGTCTGAGAAGTTTTTGTAGTCACGCTTTATGATACTCCCGTCATCTGCAATGCAACCACCATTATGGAAATCCTCAATCAACCCGTACATGTTACCACCATAAGGAATAAGCTTATGCGTTGAGTTTTGAACCTTAAGGATATGACGGGCCCGTTTGGTAGTCATTCCACCCTGATTATTGTGTAGGAAACTCTGAACCAAATGGATATGATCAATCATCGCAGGGCATTCATCAGGCTGTGGGTTCATAATCCACTTATTGTGCCCAGTGATACGTTTTAGTTGTCCATTGGCAAACCCACAGAATTTCTTTGCTGACTCTTTTGACAGAAGATCAGGGGCCATCATTCGAAGATATGCTCCCTCTGAAGTCATCCTAAGCACATCCTGATCATCACAGAAAAGGATCTCCATGATATTTGGGTTCTGACCAACAAAGAGCTTCATGAAGTTAGTAAGTTCATAATATTTGGTATCTTCTTCCTCTGCAATACTCAGTTCATTGCAGTTAAAGAAGGGGGTGCGGATAAATTTCGGCTCAGCACAGAAAATACCTCGAATATCGGTGTCTGACTCTGGAAGGTCTGTGCCGTATGCTCGGCTACCGCTTAAACATGTTAACAGTTGATATGATTTCATATTTTTTCCTTCTTAGAGTTTGGGGCACAAAGTGCCCCTTTTATTTATGAGTAGCTTACAGCCAAGATAATGAAAAGGATAGACTGGAACAGTCCTACCCACAAAGCGGCGTATAGATTATCTTTTGACTCCAAAAGAACACTACGTCCTGCCCCCAACACTTGGATAATGGAGGGCAGAGAAGATGATACCCATAAAACAGCAACCAAGTACCCAGTAACACCTCCAAATGTTGTGGCTACTACGTAGTATGCCGAACCGATAACAAATGCCACAAACGTTGTGAGAATCTTCAACGATTTTGTCATATCTGTCAACTTAGGTCCTTTCTTGATGACAGCCCCAAGTGTACGCAGGGTTAAAATAACCGATACTACGTTTGCTGCCAACAAAATGTAAACTAGAACAATAGGGGTAATCATTATTCATCATCTCCTTCAGTATAAATATTAAACTTCTTACAGATCTTGTCCAAAACCTCTGGTGCGTTGATCAGGAAATTATCCACTTGGTAAACATCCTCCTCGCAGTTTGGTACATCACCGTTACAACTGCCCCGTATAAATTCAACGATCTCTTGCTTCAGTGCCTCTTCACGTCGGGCCAGATACCGCTTATTAACTTCATGAGTGCTCATTGTTCCGGAGCTCTGCAAGAACTTAATGAGGTTAAGATACTCCTCTCGCTCCAGCAATGCAAGGTTTTTCTCTCCGAAAGTAAGGAAAACTGATCCACTGTTCCAATCGAAACCTTTAATCACCCTATCTGGCGTCACAGAGGGAGATGGCCCCAGAGATAACCCTAAAGTTTGGACATTGATCGCAACTGTATGGTTTGGATCACACTTCTGTAATTCTTTAATTAGTTCACTGACTTTCATTTCTTCCTCCGGACGTCTGTTCTTGATTTCCCAATTTGGTCGTTGATAGTGGCAAGTAAAACCACAAGCACATAAATTGGTATAACTACTGCGGGCAATAATCCCCAGAATAAAGTAGAGAGTGAGAAAATTGCCACATAAATTATCCCCGCACCTAATGCATCCACATCCTCTATGTACCCCTTACAAAAGATGTTGTTGCATAAAATAGCACCTATGGCTGCGCCAACTAAGAAATAGGTCAGTGCTGTATTCTCCCCTAAGAAATCCCAACCACAAAACAAAGATCCAAACCACAACTCTACAAACTGTTCACCTGTCATGTTCTTTCTCCTTTTAAAATCTCCTCGATATCTGCCATCTCATCCTCGACCAATTTATACGTCTTAGATACATTAGATACAATATCACCCCACAAAGCAAGAGATCTGTCCTTCAAGACCTCCGGCCCTCGACCTTTCTCACGGAGAGAAATTATCTCAGATGAAACCTTATCACGGATGTATGGGTTCATCATTGCACGGTACACGGCACGGATGTATTTTGCTTGTGAGTAATCCCTGTTGAAGTTATCAGGTCCACGACCTCTTGAATCCATTTCACATACACGGATAAAATCTTCCATATCCACACCACGGCGGGCGATATCTTTCAGCATACGGTACACGTTTACTGGCTTCATTGCAAACACTCCGTGGGCTTTTCCATGATATTTGGCAACAACCTCAGCAAATGTCCTCCATTTCTTTGGTGCCCCCCATGCGGCGCTAATGATCCCAGCCAGACGTTCTCCCTCCCCTTCGTGACCGTGCAGATTCCCTTGACGTTGGAAGCAGTAAGGTTTACCAATATCGTGCAATAAGGCCCCATATCGAACGATGCCTGAACAATATTCCCCGCCAGCTTCTACAACTTGCATGATATGTTCCCACACATCTCCTTCCGGATGATGCAGGGCAGGTTGCGGGATATCATGCATGTCTTTCATGACGTACTCAACACCCAACGCCTCCAGAACGATGAACCAGTTACGTACTTTTGCTTTTGGGTGTGATAGCATCTTGCTGAACTCAGTCCATCGTCGGTTAATGTGCATGTACGTCAAGCTTGGTGCCAATTCCTTCATCATTGCGAACGTGAAAGAATCAAGTGTCCATTCTCCCTCCAAGGTTGCCATGAACCGAGCTACACGGTAAACACGTAGTGGGTCCTCAGCAAAAGCTGAAGATGTTGCCCGCACCACCTTGTTCTCAATGTCTTCCAATCCACCGTAAGGGTCAATAAACTCACCTGTTTCAACATCAAAAGCGATGGCGTTGATTGTTAGATCACGACGTTTCAGGTCGTCTTCCAGAGATGTGTTTGGTGAAAAATCAACCGCGAAGTCAGTATGAAGAGGTCCTGTTGAAATTTCACTTCGGGCCAAAGCATACTCTTCTTTTGTCTCGGGATGTAAGAACACAGGAAATGATGATCCAACCTGAGTGTAGCCTAGGCTTAGCATCTCCTCCGGTGTTGAACCGACAACAACGTAGTCATAGTCGCGAGGGGTAATGCCCATTAACCAGTCTCGGACACAACCACCAACCCTATAAATTTTCATCACTCCCCCTTAACCTTGATGCCAGCGGCGCGGATAGATTCAATACATTTAGAGCGCATCCTGTTAGAAAAACCCGCACTAATATCGACTTGAGAATCGGATCCTCTATCTGGCTCTGCTGTTGGAAGCTCTACCTCCACAGCCTCGCGGCTTGCTTGCCATGCCCACCATTGACCGTCAATTACCTCGTCAGTGTAGCCATCTTCACAACGTAGGTTTTCCCAGCCATCCATAGGGTCGCATTCGTTGTTTGTTTCCCATGCTTTCTCAAACTGTTCACGACTTGTCATCATTGCTCTCCTGTACTACTTTCACCCTGTATTCTTCCCACTCTTCTAACCAGTAATCAAGAGACTCCTCTGCATCGCAATTGACGCAGACAATTATTGTACCATCGTAAGGAACACCAATGGAGATGTCTCCTAGGAACGTGTGGTGATCCACCCTATTACTAGCATCCCTCAGGAATGCCTCTGGTATGATATATAGGAACTTGTAATAATTCTTAATCATCAATACATTACCTCTTCCGGTTTGGAATACACCAAATAAGAATAATGTTCAGCAATGCGTCGGATATCGTACTCAGCATGTCCTGAAGCCGACTCAACAGTCATGTGGATTGAATTTCCAATTACAGTTATGCAAGATACCCACATATCCTTGTATGCTGTGATCTCGCCTAGAAGATCCATGTCCGCTGACTCGTCGTCTTCAAACGCAAACTCTACTCTCCATTCCTTATTGTCTTCTGTCATTTTAAACTCCTCCAATATTTTATAAGTTCGATTAAATTCTTCTCTGTGCGTTTGTTATCTAGGACACACCAACCATCATCTTCTGAACTTCTTGAAAGACTCATCATCTTGTCTAAGCGATTATACTCTTCTTCTGTTCCGATTACAACAGTCCGGCGGGCTTCAATTCCATCAATCTCTTCTCGGCTCACTTGGATTAGTGTACCAATGAACTTTTGATACTTGACGCTTACTAGTGGCTTACTGTAGATGAAGTATTTCATTTGGTATCTCCTGTGTATGGTGAGAGTATAATGCTTTTTATCTCTGTGTGTCAAGAATAAAAACAAAAAGGCCACCCGAAGGTGGCCTCTGTAGGGAGTATTACTTTTTAGTCTTGCCCTTGCCACGGTCACGTGGTTTATTCCACCCGCCATCCTCTGCTGACAGGAAGTAGAATGGGTCCAAGCCTAGTCGGTTTTTCGGGTCCCATACATACCAGAAGTATTCAGATCCGTCGGTCTTCCCGTCATCGGTGAACGATGGTCTGTCGGAGAACACCAAAAGAGATGTTGGTTTATTTAGCTTCCACCATTCATGGCGAACATATGACCCCAAGAACCCTCCACGGAGTAGCATGATAACTACGTCGCTGTGACCTCTCGCTTTCTCGACGAACGCTTGCGCTTCCGAATATGGAGGATTAGTAATACAACAATCAACATGTGGGTAATCCTCAGTAAGGTAATTTACACCTTCACGGATCTCTCCCCAAGCTGTTCCGATAGGTAAGTGGTTATAGATCCTTCCGGACGCGCGGCATGGCTCAACATAGGTCCAGTCCTTATTGATCGGGATGATCTTCAGCAAGGCCTTAACGCACCATTCAGGTGTTTCATACACATCGTACTCTCGGCGCTGGCCTTTAGGTTTTAATGCCGCCATTACTGTCCTTTCTCCTCTACAATTTTGCGGATTACGCGCTCATTCCGGATAAGCCAATCAACCATACCACAAGTGGCAGCATCCGCCGTAACTTCATCGTGGTTTCTGAACAACTCCAGAACTTCTTGGCACCGCCGCGCAGCTGTTTCAGCCTTAGACAGGAACACCATATCCTTTTGTTCTTCTTCTGTCATATGGACCAGTTGAGAGGTGCAGTTCACGGCATAAAGGTGATTAACCATCTCTTCTGCTGTATCAAACATACGCTCTTGTCGGTACTTGACAGTCTTACGGCTAGGACTGAAGAATTTAATGGTAAACTTCTCCATTTCAGCATCCGTCATACGATCAATGGCAGATCTGTAGATATTCTCGACTAACTCTCCGATTACACTAGGCATTACTGCCCCACATCCCTTCAGTTCCATCAAACGCTTATGTGGGATCACCGCTGTTAGGCTGTAGCTCATATGTCTCCTTACTGTCCAATGACTGTTTCAAAATTCCCATCGTCTTGTTCAATAACAGACAGGATATAGTACACACTTCTGTGGCCTTTTTCATCGGTATCGTAAACAACATCACCAACGTCAAGTTTAAACTTGTTACTCACAATCTTGCAATTACGAAGGTATCTGAACTTCTTCAGGTTGTTGAGCGTTCCAACTTTCTCACTAGGCACACCGAGAGTCCATATTCGATTACCTAGGATCTGGTGGACTGCCCACTTGTCTTTATTATCCTTTGCCAATACAAACATCTTATTGACTAATCTCAGATCGAATGCCACGTTTAACCTCCAAGGATTGGATGAACTTTTCCAGTGTTGCATGATTCTCTTCGTGGAGAAGGTTAAGTGTTCTTGTTCCGTATTGCTTTGCCAGCTTAACTGCTGTAGCTGTTCCACCTTTAGGGTTGCCAGTTCTTGTCTCCGGACAATAATAGATACAGAACTTCGACGGCAAAGGCATCTCTAAATTAGGGCCTAGAACTTGGTGGATATTCCTACGATGGAGCCTGTAGGCACTCTGCCTCTCATCACGGAGATAATCTGCATTATGCACTGTGCTCAATATCTCATGACTGAGCTTTTCCTGCTCAAACATGTAGTCGATAGTGTCCAGATCCATATCCCAATAATTCTTCAAGGATCTTTCACCGAAGTATTTATTAGGTATGTAGATCTCCGCCAAAGATGCCCAGTGGGAGCAACCACTTTCTCTAATGTACCTTTCAACACCCTTTTGGAAGGAGAAATCAGAACCTTTTGCCTTTCCTGACCTTAGGATCACACCGATTCTTGCCAGTCGATAAGCAGCATCTTCCATGATGCTACAGATCTCGACTGGGGTTTCTCTAGAACCTACCCCAGTATAATACATTAACCTTCTCCGTATCCGATATCAGGGTGCTCATCGTGTACACCCCAGTCCTCTTCAGACTTCATGAATGCCCAGTTTTCTTCGTTACACATCCCAGTTCTCCTCTTCGTGTTTAATACCTTCACCAAAGCCAACACCTTCTCGACTCTTGTTTTCTTTAAGGCCTGAATTAATAAACTCTTGCAATAGAGAGTAATCCATTAAAGGTTCAATCATAATCCATAAGCTCCAAGATTTCCAGTTTTAAATATAGAGATGATACGCTTTGCTCGATTCTTTGTCTGGTTGTACCAGCTTGAGTCGATAAGCTCTTTCTCTGTAGTCGCCCAGTCAGACTGTGACATGGCTGTCAAAGCCTTACGGAAACCCGCCAGTCTGGTAGGGCCCATCTGGAACACCATGTTGATCAGTGCAACCTTGCGGTTATCATCAAGAAGGTTGTAAACCTTACGAAGTACATCGTTGTTGTTGATATCAGTCAAGGCCTTCGCCATGTCCGACTCAAACAACTTATATGCTTCTTCCTTTGTGATCTTACCGCCAGTCTTACGTCCGACTTGTTTGTCAAGGATCTGCTCAGCGAGAGCAAAATCCTTTTTCATCGTCAGTAAGTGACCGATACCCACTGTTGGATACCCTAAGTGGTCTGGATAAATCTTTGTATCCAAACCTTCGTCGAGCTCCAAAGTTTTTGCTACTTTATTTTTGTCTACCATAAATCTCCTAGTGTACCACTGGTTTAACATAGTCCCCGTTAACAAAGTCATTGCTCAGTGTTTCGAGTCGCATCTCCATAGCCATGTAGGCTTTGTTAAGGGCACGGTTCAACTCCAGATTCTCAATCGACTTTCTCAACTGATTGTCGTCAAGACCAGAGAAGCTTTCACACACCAACAGTTCAACCGCTGATTTGTAGTCTTGTGATTGGAAAGCCGCCAGCTGGGATTGTGCTTTAGCTAGGCCTTCCTTGTTCTCAGTGATCACATCTTCATTAACCTCAGTAAGGAAGTTAACCAGATTAGCTGTCTCATCAATGATTGAACGGATCGAATCCTCTGCCACCAATTCGCCAACTCGCTTCAATAACGCTTCATGCTCAGTTAATACTGCCATCTTGTTTCTCCTGTTTAAACATCAAGAATTTAACTACCACGTCGAGGATTGCCCTCATACCGTCGTTGGATTTAGACTCGAAATAGTCGCAACCTGAAAGCAAGGAAGCCTTCAGGTACACACCATCGTATTCTTCCACCCAGTTAAGGTTTACTTTGTACCCGTCAACAAGCCACATAAGCCTTCCGTGATCCGTCGGCAGGTATACGTCAATCAACTCCCACTCACCGTCTTCTCCAAGATCTTTAATAACAGGTGTCCCGCTAGAATCCTCTGTTAGGTATCCAAGAAGTTCACCTGCAAAGACGTTAAGATCCCACACGCACAGTGAGGAAGGGTCTACCACCTCGAAATTCAGTCTTTCTGACAACATAATAATCCCTCTTTGTCGATATGGTTATATTACCTTATCATGGATAGCGCCCAATTCCAACACTGCACTTGTTTCAAAGATCCATTTGGAAACTGTCGGTATCCTTGACCTCATCGGCCTTAATGTACCCATCATGCAGCAATATTTCCCGAAGGTTGTCATAACCTCCAATGTGGATTGACCCTCCTGAGATTGTCGTCACCGAGAATATCTGGGGTACAGTTCTAGCCATCTCTCCGGTAGCCCGAATGACATGTCTCTGCATAAATAAGTTATCGGCCTGTGAGGCCACAACATCAATATACTTGAAATCTAAACCCAGCTCGGTAAGGAGCTCTTTTGCTTTTGTACAATACTTACAGTTATCACGTCCATAAACAATAAACATAAAACCACCTTATAAATCAAATGCGAAATCTTCTTTGTCCATAGCAGTATCAACCTGCCCAGTCAGATACTGACCAGTTTCACCTTCCTGAGGTGTCTCCTGAACGGCATCATTATTCAGGTACTTGTTGATCCACGGGAACGGAGATTTGATAGGTTTCTTGAATACAGAATCCAAACCAGCAGCCCGCATACGTTGGTCAGTCAGATGATCAATGTATACACCTAGGATCTCCTTATTTAGACCTACCATTGATCCGTCTTTGAACAGGTAATCGCTGGCCCACTCTTTTTCTTGAACAGAAGCTGTCATGAAGATATCCGAAGCCTCTTCTGCACAATCCTCAGCTACACGGGCCATTAAGTCACCCTCCCGTCCAGACTGCATCTCACGTAAGATATACTGAGTGCCGGACATATGCAACGCTTCATCGCGGGCGATAAGCTTGATGATCTTAGAGTTACCGATCATAATACCACGTTCTGCGAACGCAAAAGAACATGCAAAGCTCACATAGAATCGGATTGCCTCTAGGGCATTAATGCTGTGCATACACAGATAAAGCAGACGTGCATGGGCATACTTATCCACTGGTAATCCGCAATGTTTGCGGGCATTCATCAGATACAACTCATCGTACAATGCAGTTACTGACTCTGCACGTTTCATGATGAACTCGTTACGAGGAATATCATCAAGGATGATAGACGGCTCTGTAAAGATCCCACGCAGGATATGTGTGTATGAACGACTGTGGATAGTTTCAGAGAACGCCCAAGTTTCGATCCAGTTCTCCAACGCAGGGTCAGAAACAATTGGTAGCAGAACTGTTGTTGGGCTACGGCCCTGAATAGAATCCAGCAGTGTCTGGTACTTCAGGTTACTGATAAAGATATGTTGTTCATGTGCCGGAAGATCTTGGAACTCGGCAGCATCTTTCTGAACGTTAATTTCCTGAGGACGCCAGAAGAAGGCTAACTGTGTGTCGGTAAGCTTTTCAAACTTTGGATGCTTTTGCTGATCAAAGCGGGCAGTGTTTACGCCCTCACCGAAGAACATCGGCTGGTCCATGAAGTTGAACTCGTTACGGTTGAAAGTGGTGTATGACATGTTCTCTCCTTTTGTGTTAGTTCAGGTATTCTAATCATAATGAAATGCTCTGTCAATAAGTATTTCAGTATGAACAGAAAAACCACCCCCGAAGGGGTGGCTTCAGTTATTTACTCATAATCCTTACAATATCCCTGTAGATAACCGGATATGTCAGGCACTTAGCAATATTGCAACGGTACATGTTACCAACCAGAGGTTCCTTATCAAGGTCCTTTGTCCAACGTTTAAATTTCCATCGTCGAAATAAGAACCACCTGAGCAGGTTTACAGCTTGCAAGCACCACTTCCACATGAATCGTCCTCCACTTCCTCAGCGTCGATGCTGTCCTTTGTTTCTTGATAGTACAGCGTCTTCAGACCAATCTTGTAGGCGTACATCATATCCTTAATGACCTCTTTCATCGGTAGTTGGCCCAGAGGGAACTCCCAAGGCTTATAAGGCACGTTGGTAGAGAGCGACTGGTCAATAAACTTCTGAATGATCGCCATCAGGTTCAGATACCCACGTGGGTTAGGCATGTCCCACTTACACTCGTATACCTCCCGAAGGTTTTGCACATCAGGGACTACCTGAGGCAATGCACCTTTGTATGAAGAAAGGCTTCGTGGCGGCTCCACACCGTTTGTTGAGTTCGTAATCTGGCTTGATGTTTCACACGGCATCATAGTTGACAGTGTGGAGTTTCGAAGTCCATGAATTGCGATCTCTTTTCGCAGATATTCCCAATCGTAACGTAGTTCCTGAGTATGCAGAGCATCTACGTCCTTCTTGTATCGGTCAATAGGTAGAATACCTTGTGAGTAGGATGTCTGATCGTAATACTCACAGCGTCCACGCTCTTTTGCCAGATTCTTTGAAGCCTTCAACAAGTAGAACTGGAATGCCTCCGCCAAACGGTGTACTTCGTTGTTGGCACTTCCATCAGAATACTTCAATCCGCGCTTAGCAAGATAGTAAGCCAAGTTTGTCCAGCCAATACCCAGAGTTCGGCGCTTAAGTGTCTTCCGTGCCGCCAGTACAGGGTAGTTCTGATAGCTTAACAGGTTATCTAGCCCTCGTACAGAGATCTCTGCCAGTCGTTCCATATCCGAGTAATCTTCAATCTTGCCCAAGTTGAAGGCAGACAGTGTACACAGTGCAATTTCACCATCCTCATCGTTAATGTTACGCAACAATGTGGTTGGCAGGGCAATCTCCATGCACAGGTTTGACTGTCGGATAGCTGCCAATATCGGATTGAACGGGCTATTCGTGTTACAGTGGTCAACGTGTTGGATATAAATACGTCCAGTCTGTGTACGCTCCTGCGCTGTAACAGAGAAAGCTTCCAATGCATCGATCTCTTTTCGTGGAACCGTAGGATCCTTTTCAAGCTTAGTATACAACGCCTCAAATCCATCCTGATCTTCAAAGAAGAGTCGGTAAAGTTCACCTCCCGCCACGTTCGGATGGAACAGGGAGATTTTACCTCCAGTCTGAAGACGCTTATACATCAACTTGTTCAATTGCAAGCCGTAGTCAACATGGCGAACACGTGTCTCTTCTGTTCCTCGGTTATTCTTAAGGACAATCAGCTCTTCAAAATCCCAGTGCCACATCGGGTAGAAGTAAGTAGCGGAAGCCTTACGCAGACCGCCCTGAGATGTCCAACCAAGCGATGCCTGATACATTGATACAATCGGCACGGTTCCCGCATGTTTTACCTCACCGCCTCGGATAGGGGCCCCTTTCCCTCGAATAGCCCCGAAGTTTAGGCCGATACCTGCACGTTGTGCGGCATATTTGCCTTGTGCTTCACTGGCAGCAAAGATCTGACTAATATCATCACCTGCTTCGATCAGTACGCAAGAACTGAACTGACGAGTTGGTGTTCGAACACCCGCCATGATCGGAGTAGGAAGAGAGATCTCCATTCCAGCAACGGCGTGGTACATATCGTAAACGTGGTACATACGCTTGGCAGTCTTTTCTTCATTTGCATGTAAGCACATGGAGATCAATGCCAAAGCAATCTGAGGACTCTCGAAAATAGCTTCTGTTACACGGTCCTTAACAAGGTACTTGGATTGCCACTGACGCATAGCTGCATATGCGTAGTTTAGATCCAGATCGTGGTCGATTCGGCTATCAACTTGGTCGAACTCTTCTTCTGTATAGTCCTCCAGCAAGTGTTTATCATAACGTCCGGCGGCTACCATCTTTACAACATGGTCATACAGGCGCGGCGGCTCGAAAGTACCAAAGGCCTGTTTACGTAGTTTGAACAACAGTAGACGACCTGCAAGGATCTGGTAATCAGGCTCTTCGGCGGAGATAAGGTCGGCAGCTGACTTGATCAGCATGTCGTGGATATCAGAGGTCCGCATACCATCAACCAGTTGGATCTTAGCTCGCATCAAAACATCGGAAGGGCATACATCTAGTTCTTCACCCGCCCAAATAACTACCTTGTTGGCCTTCTCAGCCATAAACTCTTCTTTACTACCATTTGCCTTGATTACCTGAATACTCAATTTATACCCCTTATTTTAATTAGTGTACGGTTACTTCTTTGCCCAGACGTACTGTCTTCCCTGTGTACTCGTCTTTGTATGTGTCATCAAAACCCATACTCTCATCTGCCAGATCGTTAAACTGTAACCAGCCAACGTAGTGATGTTTGTCAGTGAAACCCAAAGCTTCCCACTTAGGCATTGCAACAGCGTTAACTTGGTCAGTCATATAGTTATTCTCCCATAATTTCAGATAATACGTCGAGGTTCGCCTGAGTCATGTCGATGAAATTCTCTCGATCTTCACGGCGGGTATATTTTCGAGTGTTTGCTTTCTCCAAGACAGGGATGTCAAACTTAAGACCACCTGTCTCGAAAGAAACTCCCGTGTACACTGCAACATCTAGAATGTCGTGGCCTTCATAGATGGATGCATACTTAAAGTCTTCACGCATTTTTCCGGAGAAGACCAGTGTTTCACGGTACTTATAAGGGGCATTACGTAGGCGAACATTACAAAGTGTACGTTCAACACGCGCTGGCTTCAGATCTTCATCTACCGACTGGAAACCAATTGCGTAGAGGGCGGCAGCGAGTTGTGATTCAATTTTGATATCGAAGTCAGGGATAGTTCGCAAGAAGTCGATGGTCACTGCGATGTCTACGTTGGTTTTCTTGATTAAAGCCATTTGATTCTCCTTTATGAAAGATTCGGGGAGCATTTTAGCTCCCCGATTTGAGCTATTTATTCTACAGATTACTATGTTGTTTGTCAACCACCGATTACATTATTCGGTAGCAATTGTCGGTGCTGAACCCACTCACGCAAGTTACCAGACCAACGCTCACCATTGATGTCAACGTGTGTTGTGCCAGCATCCCAATCATCTGAGCACATCGGATCTTCAGTTTCTCTCATCGGCGTGGCTTGATGTTCAAAAGGTGACGCATGGACCTTATTCCCAGACAGCAGTCGTTCATAGATACTGAGCGCCTTGTCCTTTGTGCTATCCAGTCGGCGGTAGCTTACCTGAGCGCAACATGATGCGGAGATGCCCAATGCCTCTTCCTGAGTCAGCAGCTTGTATGGCCCCGCCCCAAGTTCAATATCCTCTGGTGTGTTGTCAACACAATATCCGGCGAACGTCAATGTACCGTCATCATTTTGGTCATAGTAGTGATCTACGTATGGCGTATGCCATTGACCATTCTCTAATGTCTCCGGTTCATGGGTCTTATACAACTCATGCATCAATGTTGCAACTTCCTTGATCGTAGGATCCGCATCAGCGTCTACACGCAGCCAGAAGAAGTTTGCAAAGTCAGTCGCCGTAAGGATTGTACGCATCATCTGGAACGGTTCAAGTAGACGGTTAGCGATCTGCTTGTGTGCCCCGTATGTGTCCATCAATGCCGCAGATCTGGCGGCGTTAGCGGCGGCTGTTTCCCACTCGGACTCAACATACTGAGCCATCTCCGGATCCAGAAGAGATTTTGATTGCATACCTGCATTGTTCTTACCCCACTCCACAGGTTTAGCTGGCGCTGTCCGGACAAGATCGATCATTGTCTTGATAGGAACTGCACGGCTAGACATGGCGTTTCGGCTAAACAGTCGGTGAGTCATTAACTCGCTGTGGATCATTCGAGGATAGGTCAACTCGAAAGTTGTGAGTCGAACGTCAACACCAGAGATTGAGTCAGCGATAACCTTAACGATAATGTTTGATTTACCATGTAATTCTTTAATCAATTGCTTCTCCTTTTTATTCTGTATTCTTCTGATACGTCTAAGTTCATACGAACATAGCGATCAAGTTCTGCCTTGCACATATTGCTCCTTGCGATGAAGGAACCGAGGATGTCTCCACCCTCGTTGATGATCTCTACCCAATCATGGTAGAGGATCACCCAGTCACCTTTCCGACATTTCATAACATGTCAATTACGAAGTCCGCAATTTCGCTCCAGTCATTGCTGTCCATATCAAGAGGCTGTGAAAGCTCAGCGTCTTGGTCGTATACTGTCTTGAATCGTACACGCAGAACGTCTTCTGCCGTTTGGTTAAGGAACGAGTTACGGTCATCGATCAGTGCTCCTGCACGTACACCACCCTTATTCTTTGTCGCGTAGAACCCATCTTTACCAACCTCAAGGTCTAAGAATGGGAAGTCACGCTTCAAGCTCCGAACCTTAGAGCTGTAATGTCCTTTCTTACAGTGGCTGACGAAGTAGATCGGGTGGCCCGCTTCATGCATTCGTTTTACAGCTTCAACACAGCCAGCAATCGGCTTAAGTTTGTCGTACAGGTAAGGATCTTCCCAAAAGTCGAAAGGCTTAACGCTGTTATCGCACGGCGGCGTTGGGAAGTATTTGGTCAGGTTATATTTCAACTGATCCACTGGACCTTCGCCATGCACCCCGATAATGTTTGGTGCTTTACCATAGACACGCGCCAACCAGCTCATCCACTCACTACCTGAGTCATATACAACCAGATCCACGTCAATCGCGATAGGCATCTTACTCATCTTTATCTCCTCGGTAAATATCTACGTAATGGTTTATTTTGTTCAATTCTACTTCTGACCAATCCTTCTTAAATATGCCACCATACATCATGTACTGGAACACATTTGTTTTTGTAGGGTCTATTCCTTTACGCTCAAGACCCTTAACAGCACGGAGTATACACTCCTCCAGCGAATCCATCAACCTAACTCTTTGGTTAATTGATATATTTTCTGGCTTGTTACCTCTATCGCCCCATTGATGTTTTGGATGTCAACGAAGTTAGGCATGTGGCCTGTCCCCTCAAAATCTTTTGGATACAGATACGAACGGCTGTCTCCCGCAAAGCTGTAGTTAACACCCGCCTGATCAGGGACTTCTCGGTGCAAACGGCAAATGAAGTAATTCTGATCACCAACAACCTTCATCAGTGGTAGAGACTCCATAGGGAAACCTCCATCAGAGAATCCAATCACCAGATCACGATCATCATCAGCATAAGCATCAACAACCTTCTGCAAATCGCGGGCCGCAGCATCACCGAAAGCTGTGTCACCGAATAATGGTTTGATTACATTCTCAGAGCAATGGATCATCCACTGTCGCGGGCTTACATGCTTACCATTAACCTGAAGGTATGGCGTTGGAACTTCTTTATATTCACGCTCGTACAGGGCTTCCCATAGCTTCTTGCTGAGGCCGCTTGTCTTCAGTGCTACGTTGAACAAGAACGCCTTAATCTCTAAATGGACAAACACAGAACCATTACTCAGAGAATCTAAACGCATTTGCTCACAAATCGCATCTTTACCAGAACCAGCAGGACCATTTAAAGTAACAACCGTAACTGATTTACTCATACTCTCTCCTCTCCACCAAGTTATCAATATGATACACGAATATTCAAACTTATCAAGGCCTAGATACAATAAAAGGAGCCAAATGGCTCCTTATGCTCTGAATACTACGCGATGATGTTAGCCAGCAAGCTCTTACGCTTCTCTTTAGAGAGAAGGTTAGTACGCCCACGGCGGAACTGACCAGTAACACGATGACGGTAACGACGGTATTTGCCGAGGTTAGTATAATGATACCCACAGGTTTCCCATGCAGACATATCGGTGTTGTCGTCGATATACAGGTCGAAGTTAGGAAGCTTACGATCCCAAGGGATCAGGATCTCAAATAGCTCTTCGTTGGAAAGAACGTCGAACTTATTGTACTCCTGCATTTCTTCCCATGCTTCCATGTTACCCAACAAGCACTGCTTCCACAGTTCATGGCCCGAGAACTTACCATGTTTTGACTTCTTATACTTGGTACACAACTTATCTGTCAGATATTCCAACTTGTTAGATGTGAATGCAAAGTTAGCTTTCGCCATCTCCAAGGTGTCAATAACACGGAAGGTTGATGGTGGCTGTAGGCCTTGGATCAGCATTCGGGCTCGGATCTTGCGGATATCGAACTTACGGACGTTGTGTCCCACGATGAAATCCGCTTGGTCAAACAGGTGCCACATATCCTCAATAAGGTCGTAGTCGTCCTCAATATTGCTGTTGTTACGGAGATCGTTATAGAAGATCTCGTCTTCACCTAACCATTTTGCTGTGTATGACAGGACAGACCAATCTCGGTCAACCTGAACAAGGCCGATGCCGTGCTGCCACAGTGACCACAACTGCCCTAAAATCGGCGCTGTCTCGATATCCAGAATAAGGACACGTGGACCTTTCGGAACAAGAGCCTCAGTATCTGGGCGGGCATAACGTACCATCTCCCCACGGATCTGACTATCGCCGTATTGGTCTTCATAACGGGAAAGCATATTACGCACTGTGGATTCTTGCGACTCTTTGCCTAGAGTACGGGCTACAGCTCGGTTGCTTAAGCCTTGTTTCTTTAAGTCTAAGATCTCTTCGATGGTAAATGTATTCACATATACTCCTTATTTGGACAAGAATTTAATATCGCATAGTGCGAAGTCGCGTAGTGCTTGTTTGTTTACATCAAATGCTGTCATCAACCACTGTGGGTCTGGATGATACTCAGTGCTTCCATACCACAAATGAGGCAATCCCTCTACCTTCCGGCGGGAAGCTTCACCCTTATAGTTCACATAGTCGAACTCCAAGAATGGAAGTTCGCAGCCAAGGCTCCTATCAAAATACAACCCTTCTTCTTCTGTCACCAGTCATTCTCCTCTGCCTGTTTAGCCAATAGCAATATATACTGCCCTATTAGGTTTGCTTTGTCAACAGAATCTGTAATTAAATCAACATTAAAGTCCTCTTTTGCTCTACGGATAATAGTCTCCGTTGTGCAACGCCATAAGAACTTCTTCATATCTTCCAAATAATTTCCGTGGAGTTTCATATGAGAGACATCCTTCTCAAGATAGTCTGCCATATTACGCAACGCAGTTGTTAAGTTCCACTCCGGATGATCCTGAGTATGCTTCTGCCAATACCGAAGGATTTGCCCTTCGAATAGGTTGATCTTGGAGCTAAGAACACCCCTAACCCTCCCTTCGAAGTGGTCATGGTCGAGGCATGGCCTAACAAGCTTAAAGCCAGTTATTGGGTCTATGCCGCCCTGTTCTTCTATCAGTCGAAGTCTCTCGGCCTTTATCTCAGCAGAGTCATATACCCAGTTATCACCTAGATCACTTTTAACTTTCACAGGCTTCTTTCTGGCCCGAGGCTTGGCGGCTGTTGCCGCCTTTCGCCGTCTGTATGCTCTGGCGATTACTTACCTCCGGCGGCGTACCGCTCAATGAAGCACCGACCAATCAAGTAGGCATCTGCAAGGTCTGTTGACCCGCCATTCTTCCCTGTTTTGGTATACCCGTCAAGGAGATTCGGAACCAAGATTTTACAGGCTTGCATCATCTCATCCTTGCCCATCTTGATAAGGCTACCCTTAACGCCACGAATTTCCTCTGGAAGGATGTTACGGGCCCAAGATTTAGCAGATGTAGGTGCCACCATGTGGATCTGGCTCATAGAGAAGCCTGAATCTAACAATGTTGACTGAATCACAAAGAATAGGCCAGCAAGGTCACGTGTTGCGTTACCTGCTGATCCGAAACTTAGAGATTCCGACACGATGTGTTCTACCTTGAAAGAACAAGCCACTTCGGCAATACGTTGAGCAATAAAACGCATCTGCTCTACCGGATTATCGAACTTTGTCTGATAAGCTTTTGGATTATCGGATCCAGTTGTGTGCATAACCTCCTTGTAGATCGGCTCTTCTCCATCAATAACGATGAAAGCGCATGATGCCATACTCTGGTCGATAGTTAATACTCTCATTCCTTCTCCTCTTCTGTGGAAGATCCTGAATCCATGATGGCATACTCTTCTCGGAAAGCGACGACGTTGAATAATGACTTTCCATCTAAACTGCACGGGATCATAACCAACTTCTCCCCCTGCATGATAGGGCCAGCAATGTAAGCCGCCGCCCGCTCACCAGTTTCCTCGTCGTTCCAATAAACAGCCCAAGGCTTGTCAGACATAGACCATTTGTCGGTTAGGACAAGGAATGTCCCCTCCTTGTTCCCGAATACACTACGAGCATGGCGGTCAGCCTCCACCGCATCAGTGATCTTGGTGTCAATAGGTCCCATCTTAACTTCCACTTTATCACTCATCAATGACTCCGTAATGTTTAAGAACTTTACTCAACGTTGTACTGTCTGTAGGGGTTCTTTTCATGTAAATAAGTTGGAATATAATGCTTGCCCATTGCCCAGCAGTATACTTACGCTCAATTCCCATATGATCCGTAAATTCTACAAAATCTGGGAACCACTCTTTATATTTGGCAACAATGACTTCCCACATCTCCTTGGGAGTGTCAACTGGAGCTAGGATCTCAAATGCGGACTTATCCCCGAATCTGATATCGAAGTCCTGATAAGGGCGAACGTTATCACTATCGTCGCCGCAAAGCATCTGGTATCCAAAGAACTTGTGGCCCCATCCCTTGCATTTACCATTCTTCATCCACAGTTCACCAATTGAACGGTCGATAATCATCAGTTTAGGGTACAGCCACGTCTTATCCTTACCCTCGGTTTTTTGAGTGTTGAAGATCCCACTCGGGCATTGTAACTGATCCTTATCAAAGGATGCAATGATGTGGTTAAACTTACCTGTCTTTTCATAGTGAAGATAACCTTCATACCCCTTCATTGTTAAGAAGTCATCTGCCTCGATCCCATCTACAATGATCGCGCCGTATTTCTTCTCCACATACTCTCTGGTCTTCTCCAAAAGTAGAGGACGGAGCGTATCTTCACGGTTCCCCTTGTAGATCTTAGGGGTTGGGATCTTAAGTCGGAAGTTACCCTTCCCGCCAAGTACGGCTGTGTGGTTAGACACCCCGATCTGATCCATGATGGCATTGATTGTCAGCTTGAGGATATGAAGACAGTTCTCAATAGGTTCAGGTGTCTGAACATCAATGATATCGAAATCTTCACGTGTCCAAGGTACGAACTCCTTTCCCGCCTTCTTTGCCTTAGCTGCCATATTGGTGTTCTGGTCTGCCAGCCAGCCACCTGCTACGTTCTTTTGTCTGCCCCAGAACTCTGTCTTGTTCTTGAACTCTTTCTCACGACCAGAAACCTTGTGGACGGCTTTGATAGTCTTCTTCTCTGCCGCCGACGCTGCAACAAAGCATGACTGATCGGCATCCAGCCAGATATGGCAGTCATCTGTCAAAATATCCTTAATATCCCCTTCATATTGTGGGTAACTCATTTACTCTCCTTACACTTTGTGTTTGATTTTGTCGTAGAAATCCTGCCCCATGTACTCGATCAAATACGAGATGTCCAGTGTCCAATCTGAGATCCGGCTCTTATTGTGGTATTCCCTTGCTACCTTATTCATATAGGCGATAGCATCCTGCTTGTTCATTCCGTTAACACGCATGAAGTGATTGAGCGCCCGCTGGGCCGTACCATTAGCCTCTGCTCTGCCGATGTGCTTAACCTCATGGCAAGGAGGGCACAGGGAAATAAGACCTTTCAAGATGATCCGATGATTGATGTTATCGAACTCCCAGATCTCATGGCACTCCACTGGATGCTTCTTACCATTACCGCCTTTACCGCCGCAGATCTCACATGTATGATTTGCTTCTGCATATGACTTTCGACGTACCTTATCCCACTGACTCTGAGTCAAACGATCTCGTACATTATTTCCCCATGCTGTTTTTGGTACGAGCTCTATTTCTAGCTTCACGGCTAACCTCCATAACGATAATCATGACTGACACAATAAAGAACGTAACACTGTACACAAACATCGGGAAATTGTCAACAGTGCTTTCCCCATGATAGTAAGCGCTATACCCCGCAATATTCCAAACTAAATACATCCACTGAAGCATGAGGATATTATTTAGAATCACACTCACCATCCAAGTGTACCGTCCTTGACACGGAAATTACGGAAGAAGATGAATTTAAGGTGGTTAATGTCGAACATGTTGCCCATGACTAACCAGATTGGACTTAACCAGCTGAAAGATCTAATCATTGAGTACATCATAGTCTCTTGGATTATCGGGCTCTTAAGAGCGTCACCGTAGACTTGCAGACTGTTCAATACATCTCCCCAGATCACGTAGGTAGTTACCATAAACAGCCACAGGTATGTGCCAAGAGCTGTGAAGATTGCAGCAGCTACGATATTGCTCAGGGATAACAGGATCCGACCAGTTTTAGTATATTCAATTTTCATTATCTATCCCTCAATGGAAAGTGTGTTTTGATGGGCAAGCGCCAGCTAATGATTTAGTAGTTGTTGCTGTGTTACGTCCGTCGGAGTAAACACAAATCTTTTTACTGCCATTGCGGTACTCATCCACAAGATCCATCGTATTTGCTGCACGTGCTTGCAGAGAGAAGAAAATAGCAGATAGTAAAACAACTAACGTTACAACTACAGGCCAGAATTTCATTTGTGTGCCTCCTTTTGAGATTTTACTGCATCGGTGATCATAATCTGGATTTCTGCACCAGTGTGCTGGCTTCGTTTTAAAAGAATCAACGTCCACTCTCGGATCAGCCCCTCAGCATAGTGTCTTGTAATCTTGAAGTCATTATAGTAGTACATGAGTGCTTGGTCTTTCTTATGCATCATCTCCAATGCCTTGATTGCATTGTCTGTGAAAAAGATCAACTTACCTGCAATACTTGTAGCGGCTAAAGCTTTAATCTCCACACCATTACTGATCTTAATCATTGTATCGAATTCTTTGAATGCTTCACGCATTGCTGGGATGGTTTGGTTCTCAAAGCGGTAGAGATCTTCGCAAATATCAATAAGTCGCTTCTCCTTTGCTGCTGCCTTCTTGCCGTAGGTTCCGGAGCAGATCTCCGATGGCGGGTATAGTGCCGTAGCACGTACAAAGTTCTTCAGTTCAGAATAGTAATTATTTTCCATATTTTATCCCCTTCGTTGTTTGATGAGATGATTATACACTTTTGGTTTTGCATTGCAAGAGATAAAAACAAAAAGGCCACCCGAAGGTGGCCTTTACTTTCCCTGATCAGATGTTACTGAAACCATTTACACTGATATTACCAACTCGCCCTGTCGTGTTTACACTATAACCGGATGCAGTTAACTGATCAGAAGGCAAAATATGAGCCTTTAACGGCTGTCCGTCAATACTGTCAATGATTGGAGCATCATCTTCATTCTTGATTGTGTACTCGACATGCACCTTGGCACGGGTGTATTGGTAGCACAGATTGGCAACAAATGCAGCAACTGATCGCTCATCACGGGTGGCTAAGTGGCACAGCATCTGGTAGGTATCTTCGCGGAAATTAATATTCATTGATTTCTCCTTTATTCTTATTAGAAGGGGCCAACAAGGCCCCAAAGTTTACATTCAGATTATTAAGCTTCTTCAGTCTCTTCAGACTTCAGCAGGATATCCGCTTCGTTGAAGGCTTCAGCTTTTGCTTCAAGAGCCGCCAGATCGCGGTCAGATTGGTACTTGGCGTCGAATGCACGTGTAACCAAGGCATCGAAGAATTTCAGGTCGTAACCGCCATCTTTCTTGGCAGACTTACGAGCTTCGTTGATCTGCGTGGTGATGTTTTTCATCTGGTTCTGGATTGTGATACGATCCTGCTTAAGCTGAACGATATTCATCACGGCAGCAAGAAGATTTTTACGGTCTTGGGTGCTGCTTGGCAGAAAGTCGATCAGGCCAGAAGTTGCTTTGTTTGCGTTGGTAGTCATATGTATATCTCCTATGTATTTAAAGTGCAGGCAGTATGCCTGAATTATTTTGGTATGTCAACGAATTACTTGAACTATTTTATTACTGACCGATACCGATCAGTTGCACTGTATCACCGAATGTTTCCAGTTTATCCATCGCCATCTTCAGCTCATGGATATTTGCAACAGGAACATCAACCTTACGCCACTTGCCCCAACGCTTTTTCATTTTAAAGCGGACAACCTTAGGCCAGTTGTTGTTGAAGATATCAGTTTGTACATTGTTCATAGTGTCTCCTTGGTTGTTTCGTTTCAGTGGGGATATTAAAACATACCCACAATCCTATGTCAATAACTTTTTATCAAAGTTCTGGAAGCAATTTCAACAGACCTTCGGTAGGCTCAAAGAATGTGCATGGTTTAACGATCTTACCTGCATCGTTACGGAACACTACGCGACCAGAAGGTGTGACTGTACCAGAAATCCCGCTGTAACGCCCTTTGTATTTTTCATTTAACTGATCTGCGTGGTAACTGATCAAGCCAGCAGTTCCGAATGGAACAGTGCCATATAATGCACCTTTCAAGCGGCTAAGAGTTGGCATCTTAGAGTCGTTTGAATCCAATACAACATTCATTGCCTCATGGATGTCTGCATCAAACTGATGCATCATGTGGGCGACCAAGTTAATTGTGGCACTGTAGTCTCTATCTTCTACTGCCTCGACTAGATCTTGGACCAACTCTTTCAGTCCGTAATTGTGGCCCGCCACGTCGATAAGATCGCAAACATAACTGTGTGCGGATCTCTCGATATCTTCAATCGGGTCTTCACTTGGACGAACACTTCTCAAGTAACTAATACGGCTGATAAAAGCTTCGTAAGAAGCGACTACAAAAAGGTCACAAATCGCATCTAGGAACTCTACGGGGCTGTGTGCAATGATACCATCCTCGATTAACTCACGCAGCTCTTCTTTTACCAGATCGTGTTGGAGCTTGATAGTATCAACATCTGTAAGGTGCTTACCCTTGGCTAAAAGGTTCCAAGAAATGACTCGGTTTAGGAACGGAACATAACATGCACGGCGCTCAAAAGATTCAATGAATTCGATTTGGTTGCGTGTAAATTCGGTCATTATTTTACTCTCCTTTCTGATTCGTGGATTAGGTGTTTAAACTGCTCATAGGTTTCATCCTTACGGATTTCACCTTCGGATCTGTCTTTTGTTCTTTTATCTTCTACACCATCCCAGTATGTCCGGCGGTCAATCATATCAACCTCATGACACAGGTGATCACGTTCTATATCAGACATCCAACTCATGTCACCAGTAATACCATACGGGTGAAGGTATATTTCCGTTACACGGCCTGTTGAATTGTTTGTAATAGTATAGCTAGGGACCTTTCTATCTGTTTCTTTAAAGGCGCTTCTGTCAGCCTTTGAAAGCTTGAAATAATCAGTGTACTCACCTGTTCGGAATAGTGTGATGATAACCTTGGCTGGTTGCCCGCATTGGTCGTAAAGCCAAGCTTCGCAGTATTTTTTATCATACCAGTTAGCGAATATGTAGGTGATCACACCTATAACCATGATACTTATTAATAACATCGTCTTTCCTCTTTGGCTGGGGAGCGTATTTGCTCCCCAATATTATATTACTCTTTAGGTTCCCATGTCAATGGGTTTACATCACGTAGTCCGATCCCAACCTGTTTTGTTGGTACGCCAGCATCTGAGAACTCTTCATACTCGAAAGTGATGAATCCACCAATCAGAGTAACAGCATTTTCATACTCGCGGTAGTTGATCGTAGGGTGCGAGTCCACACGCATCTGAACCTTAAACTGGATACCGTTCTTCAGTTCGCAGGTCATAATGCCCCAGTTGTTTTTGTCCTTCTCAACAGAGAGAACACGGGCTTCCGCATCAGGGCGAGGTTTACGCTTAATCAGGTTGTAAGAGCGATAGTCGCATTCATACAAACCATCAAGGTTGCGGTAAACAACACCTTCAGCGCCACGCTCAAGAGCATCAGTATAGAATGCATCACCCTCTTCTTCGGAGTTGATTAACTGGGTGTACAGAGTACGCATAGATGTCAGTTGGTTTTCCGCAATAAAGCTAGAAAGGGCATTAAGATCCTTTACACGTTCTGAGAACGGCTTATCTGACGGAACATCATAGATCCAATACTTAAGACGATGAGTGTCTTCGTTAGGTTTCTTGAATGCAGAGTTGATTTTCTGCAATGACAGACCGCCCTGCTTCATGTACTTCTCGAACACCTCACCATCCACGCAACCATAGACAGAAAGAACTGTATCCAACTCATCTGCCCAATGTTTAGGCTGCTTGTACGCCTCTCCGGATTTTGACTGGATCCCGTTACCTTCTTCAGACATTGCACGGAGGCCGTTAAGCTTAGCCTGAATATAACAAGGGTACTTAACGCGATCCTTGTAATCTTTGTAGTCATGTGCCTTCATTGGCTTTTTGCTGACGTATGCCAGTGCTTCTTCCTGAGTAGCAAAATAACCCTTCTTCGTCTGCTTAACCCACTTAGCGAGTGCTTCAATTTCAGCTTGAGCCTCCGGTGATGTCTCATTGGCACGGCCCACGTTCTTAGGCTCGCATACAGTTTCCTTGACTTGCTGTTTACCACCAAGTTTACCATGTTGCACATAGATGCTTGAACCATCTGTAGTTACTGACCATACCTTCAGGCCACCGCTTTTATCTTTCGCGTACAGAGTTGGGTTAGTTTGATTTGTCATGCTTTCTCCTATTCCTTGTCGAATTCATATTTATTGTATTCACTGATCGCGGTACGCTCGCCTCTAATCTCAAGGCTAAGGTAACGAATACTAAGTGGGCCACCCGAATCAATCTCCTCACGATATCGCTCCAGTGACCATCTTGCAAGAGCTTTTGAAGCAATTTCATAATCTTCTTGTTTATAATTACCTAAGCACATCCCTCCGCGATCAAAGATCCGCCATACAATCATCTTGGCCTCTGACGCTATCTGAGCCTTCTTCTCCTCAATAACCTCTGAAAGGTTGTTAAGATCCCAGAGATCCATGTCCTTAATATAATCACGATAAGACATTTTCTTCTCCTACCCAGTAAATATTATCCACAGAGCTATCACTCTTAAGTGAATTACGATGCTTTACAACCCGCATTGTTGTTTTACCATCTACCGGAGGATTATATTTGAACATCACCAACAAGTCAATAGGCATGAAGTATACTTTACCTTTCAAATCAATCTCCACAGAGTACGGGTCGTGGGCATCGAAAGGAGGCTTACGGAAGCCATCCTTGCCGAGAACTACACCATCGCGCCGGATCACATATCCCTCCTCTTCAATATCTTGGATAAGCTGTTCAACTTCAGTCTTCATCTTCCTCAACCTCCGCAATACCCATGAATTGTTCGTAGCTGTTAAGTTGGTCCACCAACTCCATGATCTCGATAACGCCATCATCTTTGTTGGCATCTGGCTCAGTATACTTTGCAACCCAAGAGCGAAGGATACGGAGAACCTGAGGCTTATCTACAGAGATAAGATTATCAGGCATCTTGATCGCCCCGTCAAGCATTGAGAACTCTTTCCCCGTAATATAGATAGGAGTATAGCCTAGTTTGACACATTGTTGTGCATAATAAGCAGATTTATTCTCATCTTCATCCTTGGAGATTGGGATCGCCTTCTGTCCAAATCGCTTAATGAATGAATCAACCGCCAAATCTTTAAGTTTATCACTGTAACTTACACCAGAGCTACAACCACCGGATGAACCACCATAGTAAGATGTGTGCGATTGGCTGTAGCCATCCATATCCGCATATTTACCCTCAGTCAGATCAACAACAAGATCTGCACGTCCGGCGGCAGCGAGAAGTTTTGAGATTTCCCACTGGATATCCCAAGTATTCACCGTCATGCGGTCACGATCCAGCTTAACGCATGAAGGTTTGAAGTTGTAGCTGTAACGGAAGTTTCCGTTCAGGTACGATACAAACAGACCGCCAACGTACACCTTACTTTTAATCTCCCAGTCAGACTCGCAATCTCCAAACTTATCGATCATGTCGGCTTCTTCTGATTCAGTTAGAAGGTGGATCGGCTCAAAGCATTGGCTCCCGTTAGATGTAGCCAATGCCTTTTGATATTGATCCGGTTTGATATACATTCCGTCGATTTCACTTGCCATATCAGGGGTGATACCATCGACGATGATCTCAACAGCGTCGGCGTCCCCTTCTGGGTTTTCTTCAATGTCAATCACCAAAGCTTGGCAATCGTACAGTTCAGAATGTTCCATATGAGGGATCCAGATCTCTTTACCGGAATAAACCCGCATTGGGTATCCTTCACGGGCCAAGATAAGCATAGCCAGCTTAAGACCTTCACCGAAGTGACCAATAGTGTCTCCGTTCCTCTTACCGGATTCACCGAGAAGTAGTGATTGTCTGGGGATCGCTCCGTCCGCTGTAAAGATCACCACTGATTGATTTTCATGGTCATATTCAGTCACGAATGTTTTGCAGTCTAAGGCGTTCTGAAGTAATTCTCTAAACGCTTGTTCCCATCCCCAGTGGGATACGTAATGGGCACTTAAACTCATTTCAATTTTCATTATATCTCCTAGTTTATTGATTTATAAATCTACAGGTACTGTACCACCATCTAGTGTACATATTTCCACTCCTCCAGAACCACGCAGTTGATTACTTTCTCATAATGCTGGTAAGTTATCAAGCTCATATCTAATGCCTGTACAAGCCCATCCACAGAGCTCTCTAGACGGACATGGATATTGGACTGACGACGTTGGATGCCAATCATCTTAACCGTTGCTCCACTGTACCGATTCCCAATCTCGTTGTCAACTGCTTCTAACTGATGTGCCAATGCCAATCTCATATTTGGAGGTAGGTCTTTTACGAATTTATTAACCATCTCTTGATCATCAACTAAAATATGCTTCATAATACCCTCTATTTCACCACAGAACCGATTGTGGGAAGTTTTCTCCCACAACTTGATAAATCGTACCAACCTCACCACAGAACCTCACAGAGGCTCTTATATTGCCTCGCAGACTTCTACCAGTTCATTCTCCAGATCGGATACCACAACCTGATCCACATCATCATTCAAGATTCTTAAGTATACCATACCTGATTCCACATAGCGATACATAACATCGTAGAAGTTACCAAACAATTCTTCCCATGTCACTTCACGTGGTGACACCAGACAGACCTTCTTATCAGCCTTCGCTGTGTGCCACACATGACGCATCGTGTTAACTCGGTTCAACTCAAAGTCACTGTATCCAATACGTTTTTTAATAATATTCATTTAATTTATCCTTTAATAAAACTAATTTCGTTTGATGAGATGAATCATACACTAAAATTATTTCAAGTCAAGGGTTGTAATTTAAAAGATTTTCAATATAATAAAGATCTAGATCTTAAGATCTTTCTTTTGTTTTTAAATAATTTATGAATGTAATGAATAAATTGTAGATATATGACGAACGGAGTGAGTCATGGAGTATAGTTTTAATATACTGTCCCTTTTTGGGGACACACGCTTTGACAAGTAACAGGTATTGGTATAAGCTTTATGGAGAGATGATAAAGGAGGTGCAAAGTGGCAACAAGCAGATCGCTCACACCTTTCAGTGTAGTACCTACAGCGTGGATGACAGAAAAGAAAATAACGATGGCAGATTTGGGCCGATTGATGATGTTGCAGCAACGTTATACGTTCTTCATTCAATGCCATGTGGCTTCAGGCGAGAGCTACGACATTGAGAGAGTGTTCTGGGAATCGCAAGAGAGACTTGCAGAGTTGTTGGGGTTCAGTATCCGATCAAGGAGTAAAGTATCAGAGTTCCTTGCAAGGATGGAAGAAGTAGGTTACATTAAACAGATTAGGACAAAGCGGTTCATAGACGGTAAGACCAAGGCAAAGAATTACATTGTGGTTAACAACCCACACATCTTCGAGCAATTCAAAGGGGTAAATAATGAGCAAGACACTGAGTAATGAGCATGGACACCAAGTTGGAGAGTCCGCAGGTAAATACTTCCGCCGACTACATCGCGAGCTTGACGAGTTAAGCAATAAGATTAACGATCTACGTGAAACGCGCTCGTACCTAAACCAACGTATGATTGATTTCCCAAATCTTAAGAAATCAATAAACAATGAACTAAAGTCCTGTAATTCCCTTATAGATAGCTTAGTTTATGAGCAACAAGGCATTTCGTTACAGATACGAACAGTCGGTCAGGTTATCCTCGCGTTAGTCCAGAGGAATGAAGATGTTTATATGGTTACTTACGAGATAGCCAAAGCCCTGCTACGCGATTGACAATCAAGGTCCTCAACGATAACATGGAAGTATTCAATAACTAACTGTTTCATGAGGACCTATGGATAATGTCAAACCTTTTAAATTGGAGATCAGCTTTGTAACACCTGATGGATTACACCCCGAGCATATCTCTCATCACTATTGCTTCGACGACGCCTACGAAGAAGCAAATGACCAAGCATTTAAGAATGTCGGATTCTCGATGGATAGTTGGGATTTAGGACTTGACTTCGGAGAAGGTCGAATGCTATATTATTTCTATCCAAACGATGATGACCGGACATCACGATATCGTTTGACGATAACAAAGGAGATTTAATTGGATGAGTATGATGGATTCTAAACGTAGGACAGACTTCTCAAGGAAAGAAGGTGACTGGCCCGTAGGTGAGTATTTAAGCGCGTGTGTTAAGTGCGGCAGACAGTTCATTGGTGAGAAACTACAACGCCTATGCACTAATTGCGTTCCTAAACCAAAGTCAAGTTAAAAGTATTGCATATTGCCAAAATAACTGGTAACATAGCTTTACTGTTTGATTTGACGGAGGTTTGGAATGGCTAAAGCGCCAATTGTCCGAAGGAATAAAGGCAGACCAACTTCCGAAGAGTCTGCTGCAATCGCGATGGATATTGCGATGATTAAGTTTAACAAAGGCATTGCCGATTTGGTTGTACCCGCCCTCACAACCCTCCAGAATTTACTGAAAAGTAAATCTGAGAAGACTCAGGAGCAGGTAGCCAAGTTTATTATCGGTGAAGCTAAAGAAGCCCGCAACTCTTACATCCAAGAGGATAATGAGAACGATGCGGCTGGCGGCGGTGTTTCACCGTCGTCTACAGCTCATGCAGGACAGATTGAAGCAGGGTCACTACCTATCACTCTTGAAATTGCAGAGTTTAAGAAACAGGCTTAAAAGTAACGCAGCTTCTTGCGAGGCTGCTTTTGTCGGTGGATAGAGCAGATTATTATGTGTGTCTTTGATCAACCTCAGGAGTCATGACCTGAGAGATCAATGATTCACTTTGAGCACTTAGAAACCCATATCTTAGCTTTCTAGAGGCGACGGTTACAGGAATCTTGGTGTCGTAGCTCGCCGCATGTGGATTGCGGAGGTCGTCAGAGTTGACTCCCCCGAACAAAAGCAAGTTACTTTATTACGTGGGCATGGCAGAGTGGTCGATTGCGGGGGACTGTAAATACTCTCTGAAAGGCGCGGTGGTTCGAATCCATCTGCCCACACCAAACAATGCTCCTTCCGTATCAAGGTGCCCAAAGCCCTTGTAGTGATGGCGGATTAAGTTAGGTTCGAATCCTAATGGAGTAACCGATTGGATCGTTAGCTCAGTTGGTTAGAGCACTCGACTTTTAATCGAGGAGTCCGAGGTTCAAGTCCTCGACGGTCCACCAGAAGAAGAAGCGGATTAGCTAACCGCAAGACGTCCAACTGATGTTCCCTGATGTGTACGAACTCCCACAGATTATCTGTGTTCTGTAGATGCACAATCACAACTGAAGGGGCGCAACAAACAAATGAGGATTAGCTCAGAGGCCAGAGCAGCGGGCAGATAACCCGTAGGTCACAGGTTCGACTCCTGTATCCTCAACCAGATTAACGAAAGCCTTAGTTGGCGAGTAGTAGGATAGGGTAAACAGTGGAGCGGCACTGTCCTATCGACGCCCTTGAGGCATTCCGAACGTATCCTTTAGCGAGGAGAAAGGCTATCCGTCACTGGCCTATCTATTATAGTCGGGTAGTTCAGTGGTAGAACAAAGGGGCGACATATCGTTTCTACTTCGGTAGACAGCTTATGCTGGTCATAGACAACGATTCGATATTTAGCCTTTAGGTCGCTGGTTCAATCCCAGCCCCGACCCCATATTTAAACTGCTTGCGCTGTGCTGGCAGTAATAATCCGCGAAGGAGATATGTATGAAATTACTCAAGATGCAAGAAGATGTGATTAATTCCAAGAAGCGTGTTGTTGTATTAACAGCACAGGCTGGGTCCGGTAGAACTACAGCCCTGATAGTTAAGCTCTTGGATGAGGCAGCAAACAACCCTAGGAATATGGGTGTTTTTCTGCGTAGAACTCAATCGCAAATTAAATGGCATGTTGAAGGGATGCTTAATAAGTTCCCAAAATCACGTTACTCTAAGGTATCTGGTATCCTTACTGCTCCTTACAAAGGTAAGACAGTTAAGATTAAGTTCCTAAGTGTTGATGACTTAAATGTTGATGAGTTCATTCCATTGATAGCCATCGACCAAGCGGGTCAGTTTAATAATATACCTGATATAATCAAAGCTTCAGGTAGGGTTATAATCTCTGACTACATCTCGGAGATTGAAGAGGAAGATTCATGGGCCTATGAGTCTGGCCTACTTACAAACCCTAGCGGTGAAAAACCGATCTGGGACAACTGTGTAGACCATGTTGTAGGATACGCCCATAACAATCCTAATTTAAGACCGGAATACTTGGAGGCACTGTATAACTGCAACTCCAAGGATGTTGAACACCTTATGCGGGTAAAATTTAAATAATTATGTGGAGTTGGTTCATTAGGTAGAACGGCGGACTGTTAATCCGTGAGCGAGAGCTCTATGCTGGTTCGAATCCAGCACTCCACGCCAAATATGCGGGTAACTTAATTGCATCGGATGCAAGCTGGCCTCCAAAACCAGTAGTAAGGGGTTCGACTCCTCGCCTTCATGCCAAACAATGGGAACGACTGGATAAGTCGTGTGGGTATGCAGTCATGCAAATCCCACCTCGCCCACCAATCCAGAGTCGTGTGGTAGGATCAGCCTTAGGTTGTCTTCGGGCAATACGGCGCAACTCCTCATAAAAACGGCGAGAGATGTCGCTACTCGGAAGACGATAAAGCCCCGAAGCCATTGCGTTAGTATGGCACATTCCGTGTATAGCTCAGTCTGGCAGAGCACTCCATTTGGGATGGAGGGGTCAAGTGTTCGAGTCACTTTATACGGACCAATAATGATGCTTGGGGTGATCTGGCAAATATAGCCACTTCGTCACTGGGCTTTTATATTAGCGCCAGCTATCGACTACGTGTTGGTAGCTGGCGTTTTTACTTTGAGGTTTATAATAATATCTCCTCTCCTCTTCATCCCTCTTCGGAGGGATTTTTTTTTTGCTTGCAATCTAAGATCCCTACGTGTATAGTACAACAACTAACCAAACACACAGAGGAATAAAATGAAAACTGATATTTATAAAGGCTCCCGATTCTCCAGTGAACGTAATGCACTGTTCAGCATGATTTCAGATGGGATGTTGAAAGGTCTACGTAAGTGTAATGCCATTGTAGCCGGAGGAACACTTACATCTTTGTTCTCTAACCAAGATGCTAACGATATCGACCTGTATTTCCGCACTCAAGAAGACATGCAGAATTTCATCTTGTTCTGCCACGGAGTTGAGGGATTCGAATCAAAGGATCACGTTAAGATTGTTGAAACCACACTAAAGCCTAACAGCCGCGAAGCTTTAGAGGAGTTCGACCCGTCAAACGATGGTTTCCCTGCCTATACTGCGGAGTGTATTAATATCGGAAGAACTTCAAAGTCAGTGATGTATACAGGTAAGCGAGATCACACATTGCAGGTCATCGTACTTAACACATTTGAAAGTCCGGCAGACATCTTTAAACGCTTCGACTGGACTATCAACATGGCGGCATACGATTTCGCAAAAGATGAATTTGAATTCCAACAAGATTTCTTGAAGGATTTATCTCAGCGCCGACTGTGCATTAACGTAGATACCCTGTACCCAATCATCTCATTGCTCCGAGTTGCAAAGTATCAGGTCCGTGGATTCAAGATCTCCAAGAAAGACATGTTGAAGCTGGCAGTCGCCATCACCAAGTTGGACATTTCCTCATGGGAGGAGGCTAAGGATCAGTTGTCCGGAATGTATGGTGCCAGTGTTGAGACTGTATTTGAGACAAATCAGGAGTTCTCCACAGACAACCTGTACGGCTTAATGGAGAAGGTAGAGAAAGAGTATGAAAGAAAAGAGCAGGTCAATGCAATAGATATGCGTATGGAGAACTGGTTTACTATCCTACAGGGTATTAATAGCAACATCGCTCCAGAGAAGGTAATTGATAAGGGTTATATTATCGTATCATCTGACCGATACGTTGTTATGCCTGATGGAAAAGAGCTTGAGGAGAAGATCTATCAAGGTGGTCCTCTTACACGTAATAATACCTCTCCAGTAATTGAGAGAACTTCTCCGATTCTCCGTATGGGTATTACAGGTGCTGGCGTCTTCTTCAACAAAGAATCAGCTATTGAGTATGCTAAAAATGTCAAGACTCGTTGGCCTAGTAGTGGTGGTCAGACTGTCCTTGAAGTTTCCGCAAAAGACCCATTAAATATCTCAGCTGAAGATGATCAAGAGAGTAGTCCAAACATGCACTTAGACTCAGGTTCTTGGGTTGT